CGTAAAACCGGACTCAAGAAGGAGCGGGGGACGGACGTCATGACCGAAATGGGTGACGTGTTTTCGTACCTTTTTCAGTTGGCGTATATGCTCGACGTCGACCTCGACGAAATGTGGCTCCGACACAAGCAAAAGGTTCAGGACAGGTCCTACGGTGATGCCGGGACGACCGTCGCGGACAAAGAGGCCCTGGACAGGACCGCGGCCCTGGACAGGGGCACGCCCCTGGACAAAAATATCAGTACACAATAGAATGACTGCTATGCTCGAGATTGACGAAATGTCTATGGACCGCATAAATCCATACACGGCCACAGAGACGTTTGGCATTTCGTATAACGGCGGCCACAAGTCGACGGACGCTCTGCCGTGGATGATGCCTCGCGAGGAGGAAGAGGCGACGGAAGAAAAGCCAGAGTACGAGGCGCATTTCACACCCAAGCACATCTTTCGCGCACCGGCCATGACCGCCATGACTGGTGGCATCGATCCCGCGACATCCTTTATGTTCCCGGCGCGTAAATACCAGTACGACGACGGCACAACATCCTGGTCTCGCGAGGTTTCGTACGCCGACGGGCGCAATTACGTCTCGGGGCTGATAAAGGGCGGGGACAGCCTATGGCCGATCATAGTCGCCATGATTCTCCTCGTCGTCGTCCTTTCTTTCCGGAAGGGACTTAAAATTTAATAATCCTGGAACTTTCAATCTTTACAAGTTTCTTCTCGAGTAGATTCTTTTCAAACGCGGTACGACTTTCGAGACACGCGCACTTGTGAATTTCGAGTTGTATACACCCGATACAAAATGCGATTTTGCATTCGCGGCATGTCAGCTGAACACCCCCCTTGTTCTTCTGACACGCCGGACACTTCACCATGTCAGTATATCGAGATTAGTCTTCAAGTATATCGCACACCGGCCCAGGGCCCGGTGGCCCCGGCGGCGGTGCCTGCACCGTCCCCTTTTCCTCGTCTTCGAGAATCTCACACAGACCATTTTGGCGCTTCAAGAGTACCCGATCCCAGAATGCGCGCGCGACGGGTAAAATACGTGCAAACCATTCGCGGTCTCGTGGAATCTCCGAGACGACAAATTCCTCCTGACCACCTTTCCCGAGATTGGGGGGTTTGTACTGAATGAAGTCACAGACTTCGAGGTCGAGAACCTCCAACAAAAGTTGAATCTGTGGGTAGTAATGTTTCGGAACTTCGGGTGTGATCCGGCGCGACAAAGGACACTTGATTTCGATGAGTCGGCCGCTCTCGGTCACTCCGTCCGGTGAGCCGCCGAGCCACAAGTGTACCGGATGTTGGACAAGACCAATTTCGTGAGATTTTTGATTGTGCCGAAGGTCGTACATGTCACGGGCGACAGGTTCGAGGAGTGTTCCGTGCGCCGTTGCGGCATTTCCATGCCAATGACTGTGGCCGCACTTTTTGACGATGAGATCCTCTGGGGTTTCGAAATGATTATCTCCGATGGCGGTCGCAAGGTCGCTTGCCGTGAGCATGGTTCCGCGGAGCGCGTGCCATTCGGGCGTTCGCTGATCGTCATAGGATTGCTGAAGGAGCTGAGCTACCCGGGGGTGTACTGACATATTGGTTACGAGCCTTCAAGTCTTAAGCGTTCGAAGGCTCTGTGGACTTTCCAAAGCTCTTTCGTGATTGGCAGTTCGGGTACACCTGGTATTTCTACAATTTGATACATGCGAATGTGTGACGGCCCGCCGGTCAGACGTGTTATGGTCCGCGCCGTATCGTATGTATACTCGGATTCGCACATATAATATGCGCCGCCGACCTCGGTATGCACCGTGAAATATGTACCGATTCCAAACGGTGAACTCTTAATCATAATATTTCCAAACATTGCACACCTCTTTAGAGGAAACTGGATATCCGGGATGTTTGTGAGTCGTCTGGGCGGTAGGCCCAGGGCGCGTCGCGTGTCGATATCAAGAAACTCCGAAACACGTTCTTCCATTACCTTTATGTTTTTTCTTGTCCTTAGTTAGATGGATGCGCTTCTGCGGTACGAAAAACTACTGAATCACTTACACGCTACGAATAACCGGAAGCACTTGCGCGTACAACTCGGCCACATGGTAAACCACGTGGACATCAAACGACTCGATAATGATAATGCATACAAGAAGCTGTATAATCGGATCCGACTCAAGTACGCAAATATGAACACGCGATTTAATACACTCACCCGAATTGAAAAATTGATCAACAATGGGAAGCCCGAAAATGCTTACCGAAAACTACTCACACACACAAATTGGAATCTCGCTCGTAACAATCCAAATTACGGCGCACTCTACAACAGGGTCGCAAACAAACTTGTCGCCAAGGGATACACGTCCGTCCACCGTGTACACGCCCCCAGACCTATCAATATAAAAAGTCGACAACAACAAGGCGGTACGTGTTGGTTCCACGGCATCATCAACGGTCTTTTAATGAGTCCGCGTCCGCGACAGGTGCTACGGACGATGGTCGCCCAGATGAATCTCGGCCCGGACGATGTGAATACCATGGCGTGTCCGGCCCGGACAGCGAGTGCGACGTGGTTCTGGAAGTACATACGGCACCGTCTATCGAGTGGCGGTGTCGTAAGTCCCGTGTTCAAAAATAAAAATGTGATTCGAAGCGTCGGGTTACGCCAGAAGACTGTACGGCCGGGCGGACTCGTCCCTCGGTTCAGCAATACCGTGTCGACGTGGCGCGGACGAATCATGGCATCGCGGTCGGGTGTGACCGGCGGAACACAAGAAGATTTGATACATTTTTATCAAAAAATATTCCCTGCGACGAGCACGCCTCTCTTTGTCTTGCGACAGTTTGGTTCGCTGGCGTCCAAAGTAAATCCGTACGTACCGCATACCATGGACCGGAATGGCGTCCGCTACGACCTTTCGCACGCCTGGATAATGTTCAACGTCCGACCGTTTCTCGGTCACGTCGTCACCGGGTATAAAACAAAGTACGGAACGTTCCGAACATACGATTCGGGGACACATACCGTGTATCCAAACTACGACTGGACTGTTCGGCAACGCGTTTCGCCACTCCTTACCATGTATGAAAATTATTTACCGTTCCCTTTGCGTCCCGGTGGTATTAAAATTTGGGCCGTATACATGAGACCGTCCTAGCGAAGAAATTCCCAAATCTTCTCCGCGGACTGACCGTTAAGAAATTGTGCAATGCGTCGAGCCGATTCATCGAGCAGATCGTCCATCTGGAGAAAATCAGCCGCGCGAGCAAATTGCATGAGTTCATACTGGTCAGCCGGGTACGTCTCGGTTTCGAGCGCCCGAATAAGTTTGGACGAAAAGGGTACGGGAACGGGACCCGGGGGGACGTCACACAAAAGTTTACTTTTTTGGACAAACTGCTCCGTGGGTGCATACACGGTTCCGTCTTCGGTGACAAGCTCCATTCGTTAAGGAAGTCGCGCCCGTATACTTTAAAATGGACACCGTGCCCGTGACACTTCCCGCCGAGCTGATCACGATCGCTCAGATTCTTAACGACCCGGTACAGACCGACGCACTCAATCGGTTCGCCGAAGGTAAACTGAGTTATGCGGAGATGCGTGCTCTGTGCGGCTAAAGAGATGCACGCTCGTAAACATAAATGAACCGATACGTAATGGTCTCGTATGCGTACGGTTTTTTCAGAACCGCCCTTATGGCCCCACCGCTCGAACCGGGCGATTATATGACTGAACGTCTGTGTAAAACTGCAGTATATACAGTCGTGGCACCCGTGGGTCTACCCATGTACATGTACCTGGACATGAAGATGATCGAACACCGGGTGCGTGAAATGCCAGGCAAGGTTGACAGATTCCCGTGGTAAAAATCCCGCCGTACTGTAAATGAGAAACGCGCTCACGTACGCACGGACCGAACTTAAAAATACAAACCTGATGAGACGGTACATCATTTCGCTCAACGGACTGATAAAGAACAACTTTCCAAACTATGAACTGAATGTCAAAACCGGCAACAACTACAACTTTGCCAAGCCGAACAGCGGAAACCAAACCAACCTTCGTCTGATCCGCAAGAACAAACAGGCGAATCTAATTTTGCACCGCAAAGGGAAAGGCGTGAATATAGCGTGGGGGCTGACGCAACCGAACGCCCGCACGAAAGGCTACGGGACGAAAATTCGCGCACTCGCAGCCCTGGCCGCCCTTCGTGTCCACCTGCCCCTTTATCAATGGTCAGTGTTTGGAAAGAATTCTGGGTCGTACAAAATCATGAAGAGACTCGGTGCGATCGAGCGAAAAAATAAGACCCATTTCAAATTCGTTCCCGGACGGCATAACCTCAACACGCTAAGGAAGTTGGCGGCGTCGTAAATGCCCCTAGGGAGTCACGGGAGCTAATACCATTTCTTCGAGGATC